TTATAAAACAGATAAAGAGAACCGATAGAGGCGTAAAAATAGGCAATTACTACGTTACCAATTCGACGAAAATGCCCGCGGTGCTTGTGGAGCTGGCTTTTATAAGTAATCCAGAAGAAGAAAAGCTATTGAAAGATGGAACGTTTCAACGGAAGTGTGCGTTAGGGATTGCCAATGGGATATTAAGAACAGTGGGCAGAGAGCCGATAAAGGAGGTAAACAGCATGTTCAAGGATGTTGCTACAAGCCATTGGGCGTATAAAGACATTGAAAAATTAGAAAAGTTGGGTATCGTTAAAGGGGACGACAAGGGTAATTTTAACCCTGATAAAGCTGTAACTAGAGCTGAGGTTGCTGCAATGCTTTCAAGGTTATACGACGCAATAAAAGCGGGGAAATAGTATAACACTCTTGACACTAGTGCACAGATGTGTTATAGTGTAGATAACGTGAACAGGGAGGGGGAAACATGCAAAGCGAAGGGAAAACCGAGCTTAAGATGTTCGAGAATTACGGGAGGGAGATCGCGCGCCAGACTTGGCAGAGTAGAGAGCAATTAAAAGGTACTAACCTTTTAGAGAACATCACTTATTCTGTAGCAGTGTTAATGTACAAAGAAAACATGCTCGACTATTTCGCACTGCGTTATGGTACGCTTGGCGAGTGCTACGAGTGTATAAATGTGGCGCTAGAATACTTCAGGCATGAAATGGACAGCTTAATACCTGGAGGCAGCTCATGGCAGCTTGTAGAAACAGACAAGAGCATTTATCTCACAAGCGAGTAAGAAAAATAAGGTGGCAGCGCGTAATCTCAGCGGTGGCGTTATTAATTGTGCTTGTCACTGGCACGCTGGCAGGTTATAGGCACGTTAGGCGCGAATATGGCGCGTACGAGCATTTGAAACCTGTTTCTTACCACTGTGCAAACACAGTAGCGCGAAGGCCATTACAGTTTATAACTCCGAAACAAAACGCTAAGGATATTGCCATGCGTGTTAACTCGATACCGTTCAGAGGTGCAACCATTGAACCTATCTACCACATGTTAAAGCAAGCTGGCGCGAGTGCAGAAATAGCTTTGGATGTCACGAGTGCGTACACAAAGTGCAGCAACGGAACTATACCACCGGAAGTTATCCTCGGCGTTATAAAGACAGAGAGCAATTTCAACCCTAACGACGTTTCATACGCTGGCGCGAAAGGTATCATGCAGCTGTTACCCGGGACGTTCAACATGTACGTAGAAAAATATCCAGAGCTCTTCAGTGAAGGCAACATTTTTAACGTGCAGGAGAACGTTTGTGCTGGGATTTTATATCTTCAGGACAGTTATCAGGCTTGGGCACAGCATACAGCAAACGCAACTGAAGCACTAGACTTGGCTATTGGTTCATATTTAATGGGCGTGCGAGGGTTAAAAAGTTTAGGCGATGATCCATTGCAAGCTGTAATAAGCGAGCAGCATTTCGTTAGCGAATACTTGGAGAGAGTGAAAACGAACGCAAAACTATATTCTGTTTATAACACTCAGTCGTTTCAGCGCTAATTGTTTCCTTGGTTGAAAAATGCGGTATATTCTTCATGTTGTGGTGGGGAAATGTCATTAAAGAAAACGTGCCCAAGGTGCGGAGCAATAATCGATTACGATAAAGTTTATTGTGACGCATGCCAAAAAGAAATAGATGCTAAGAATAAAGAACGTGAAGCTCAGTACAGTAAAGAGATAGCACGCGGTAGAGATAAAATATACCATGAGTTTTATAACAGTGAAGAATGGGCGCGAGTAAGAGGTGCTGCTATATCACGAGACCATGCTTTATGTCAAGACTGCTTGAAACGGAACATTATAAAGCCATACGATGTAGTGCACCATATCGTACCCATTAAAGACGACTGGGATAAAAGGCTGGACTTAAACAATCTTGTTTGTTTGTGTGAGAGCTGTCACCAGGAACGGCACAAGAAACTGAGAGAGAACAAGGCATGATATATAATGAGAACAGACCTTAAGGATTACTACTATGATGAACAAGGTAACTTTATTGCTGGGGAAAATTACCCTACAATTGACCATGTGATACCTTTGTGATACCTTTGTCGAAAGGCGGAGCCCATACATGGGATAACGTAAGGATAGCGCATAGGATGTGTAACTCAGTTAAATCTGATAACATATATGTTGAGGAGGCAAATGGACAATTAAGGTTAGCAGTTCTTTCCTAACAATAAAAGTTTTAGGTTGTGCTATCGCATATACCCAGTGGGGGGTAATTAAAGTTTTTGGCAAGCCGCGAGGTCGGCGAGCGCAGGCACGCAAAAAATGAACTCCCAAAATAGATCGTTAAGGAGGTGAGCAAATGGCCAGGCCTTCGAAAAGTATAAAAACAGTGAGTGGACACCGTACAAAGCAAGAGAAAATAATTCGTATGGAAGCTGAAAACGCATTACGTGGAAGTGGCGATATTAGGCCTCCGAAATACCTCACTCGTAGGCAAAAAATTGTATTCAATAATTTGGTTAAGGAACTCATGCCAGCACAGATACTGGGGAGCGTAGACGTGTACGTTTTGACACAAGCTGCTATAGCGATCGACCGCCTCCGTACGATAGAAACTGAAATAAATAAGGATAATGAGAAAATGTATAACCGCGACGTGTTAGCAGCAAGAGAAAGGTACACAAAAGACTTCTTCCGTTGCTGCAACGAGCTGTCCTTATCTCCTCAGGCCAGAGCTAAGATAGGGAACATAGCGTTACAGCAATTAAAGCAGCAAGAGGATCCGTTGTTAAAGATACTCGGCGGCGGTCAGAGTGCTACTTGAAAACGCAAAGCGGTATGCCATTGACGTTGTAAGCGGCAAAGAAGTAACTACCTCTGAAGTAAAAAGGCAGTGTGAATGGTTCCTTCAAGACCTTCAGAAGCAAAAAGAGGACGACTTTCCTTATTACTTAGACGAGAATGAGCTTATAAAAGTAGAAGGCATCCTGAGTTTACTCAATTTTGCGACTGGTCTTGGAGTAGTCGGTAAACCAATACTGTACAATTTATGGGACTTTCAGTGCTTCTTTTTAGCTAATATCTTCGGCTGGAGGTTTAAAGAAGATCATAAAAAGTTCCGTTACCGCGACGTTACCCTGTATATAGCCAGAAAAAACGCTAAAACGTTTATCTGCGCTTTAATTCTTATAATTCTTATGCTCACTGAGGATAAATACAGCGAGTTTTACTCAATATGTTTAGATAGAGACCTCGCTGGTGAAGTAAAGAAGGCAATGATGCAGATTATTGAAGCTAGTCCTGCTGTTAGCAAGTACTTCAAGCTTTCTACAACGCTTAGCGGTAAGATCGTGTGCAAGTTAACCGATAGTTTTTACCAAGCACGCACGGCAGAGGCGAGTAGGAACAACGCAATACGGCCTTCAGCCTTCATTGCCGACGAAGTTGCCGCTTTCAGAGACTACCACAATATTAACGCAATGAAGTCAGGTCAGCTATCTGTGCGCAACCCTTTACGGTTTAAGCTAACAACAGCTTATCCCGAGCGTGACAGTATCATGCTTGAGGAACTCGACTACATTCGCAAGGTTTACGACGGTGTAATTGAGGACGACAGAATGTTTGCACTACTATACTACGCTGAAGAAGGGCACGAGTGGGACGACATTGGCATTATGCAGGCTAACCCTCTGCGCATAGAAGAAAACTATCAAGAAATTAGAGACAACCGCAAGGCTGCTTTGGAAAAACCTTCGGAGCGTATAGAATACCTTACAAAGCACATGAACGTGTTTGTTACGCAAACACATGAGGAAAAATACATTGACTTTGAGTACTGGAAGAAGTGCGAAGTACCTAAAGTTAGCTTTGAAGGTAAAGAGGTGGTTGTAGGTGTCGACCTTTCTATATCAACTGACCTAACCGCTGTTTCAATTATGGCAAAAGACGGCGACGAGTACTATTTATATTCGCACGGCTTTTTGCCTGAGGGCAGTTTACAGGGCAGACGCGAAAAATTCGACTACAAGCTAGCTGAAAAGCGTGGCGAGTGCACGATAACCGAAGGGATGATCGTTAGTTACGCGCAAGTAGAAGAATACATAAGATTAATAGAGGATAAATACAAGTGTAAGATAAAATGTATTGTGTCTGACCCGTTCAATGCATTGCAGATGATGGAAAGCTTATCAAAAGACTATGACGTTATCCTGCTTAAGCAGACTTACGGTAACCTCAGCCCAGCAATTAAACAGTTCAGAGACGACGTTTACACTGGCAAAATAAAGTATGAGAAGAACAAACTATTTGACTGGTGCATGAGTAACACCACAACTGTTAAAGGCAAAACAACTGATGATATACTTTTAGCCAAGGAGAATAAAAATAAGGCGCGTATAGACCTTGTTATGGCCAGTATTTTCTGCTATACTCAATTATATCTGAGGAAGAATGTAGTCAATATTAATGAATATGCTACGGATAGCTTCCTCAGCAAACTCTGGGGGTTGTGAAATGCTGAATTACATAGAAGACATATTAATTCTGAGCGGCTTGGCCGTTATTGTTACCACTACCTTTTGTGTATCAATGACAGCTGGTTTTTATTGTTTGGGGGCTGTATTGTTAGGCCTCGGCATATATTTTGCTAACAATCCAATAGAAAAGAGGTGATCAAATGCTCTTCAGGAAGATAAAAAATACTGAAATAACACCGCCTTGGTCGCCTGAGTTTGACACGCTAATGTCTTTACTTGGCATAACACCAGATAGTATAAACGTATCAGGCAAAAACGCTTTAAAAGAGATCGTCGTTTATACCTGTATCAAAATTTTAGCGGACACAATGAGTAAACTACCGTGCAAAATATACCAAGACAGCGAAGGCATACGTAAAGCAACCGACCATTACCTTTACCCATATCTTAAACTTAGGCCCAACCCATATATGAGCGCCTCAGACTTTTGGAAGACGCTCGAAACGCAGCGTAACATATATGGAAACAGCTACGTGTGGATTGACTTTGTACAATTGGGCAGAAATGCGGGCAAAATTCAAGGTTTATACCCCTTAGACAGTACAAAAATGCGCATTTATGTGGACGACGTAGGCCTTTTGAGCACAAAAAACAACGTTTGGTACGTTTATACGGACAATTTAGGCAACGAATATAAGCTGAAAGCCTCCGAAATACTGCATTTTAAGGGGCTTACGAGCGACGGTTTAGTGGGAATTTCCCCCATCGAAGCGCTGAAATTACACATAGAAAACGCCTCAGCAGCTGAACAATTCTTAAATAATAGCTTCAAAAACGGCATGCAAACGGCTGGAATAGTAAATTATGTTGGCGATCTGAGCCCTCAAGCAGAGGAAAACTTCAGGAAAAACTTTGAACGAATGGCTAACGGCTTGCAAAACGCTAACAGGATCAGTTTATTACCCATTGGCTACACGTATCAGCCGATCGCAATCAAGCTTACCGACGCACAGTTCCTGGAAAATACCATGCTGACCGAACGGCAGATCGCTGCTGCGTTCGGTATAAAATTACACCAGATAAATGACTTGGAAAAAACGTCTTACGCTAGCACCAGTGAAGCAAACCGCGAGTTTTACGTTGATACCTTAATGGCTATACTTACAATGTACGAGCAAGAACTTACATACAAGCTATTGCTTCCACGTGAAATTGCTCAAGGTTACTACATTAAATTTAACGCAGACGTTATGTTACGTGGTGATCCCAAGTCTAGATACGAGGCTTACGCGGTTGCAATTCAAAACGGGTTTAAGACGCCGAACGAAGTGCGAGCGCTTGAAGAAGACCCGCCGCTTGAAGGAGGTGATCAATTATTACTTAACGGTAATATGATACCTGCTACAAAGGCTGGCCAACAATACTGAAAAGGAGGTGAGTACTATTGTTTTGGAAGTTTATCAGAAATGCTGCAACAGAAACAATGCCTGAAAGCATTGAGCTGCGTATCGAAGGTGATATAGTAAGCGACGACGACGTTTGGTTATATGAATTTCTTGGCACAGGCTCGACGTCCCCAAATAGGTTTAAAGAAGAGCTCAAAAAATACGCTGGTAAAGACATTACAGTTTGGATCGATAGCTACGGCGGTGACGTTTTTGCAGCAGCAGGCATTTACAACGCACTGAAAGAACACAACGGTAAGGTTACGGTAAAGATAGACAGTAAAGCGTTGAGTGCTGCAAGCATTATCGCTATGGCTGGCGACGAAGTGTTAATGTCCCCAGTAGCTATAATGATGATACATAACCCCTTTACAATGGCTGAAGGCGATATGCACGACTTAAGGAAAGCAGCAGAGGTGCTGGACGCTGTTAAGAACAGTATCATAAACGCTTACGCTCTTAAAACGGGTAAGTCTCGAGCTAAAATATCGGCTATGATGGACGACGAAACTTGGATGTCGGCTAACGTTGCAGTTAAAGAAGGCTTTGCTGACGGCATACTGTACATGAACAAACCTGAGGCTGAAGAGATAATGAACTTTCAGTATACTAGACTTGCCGTAATGAATAGCGTAAAGAGAATGCTAAAACACTTGGGAAGCTTAGATCGGTTTAAAGTTAAGGACGGAGTATCACCTGAGGACGTGTCACGAGAGCTTGCACCAGAAGATCAAGAATGGGAACGTCCAAACTTGTCTGACTTCACGGATAAAACTTGGGATGAACTTACTGATAGTGAGAAAAGGGATATTGCTGGACATTATGCATGGGCTGCTGAAATGCCTCCAGCTACGTTTGGAGACTTAAAATTTCCACACCACGACCCCAAAACGCACAGAGTTGTATGGCGTGGCGTAGTTCAAAGCGTTGCTAGGTTAGATCAAGCTGACGTTCCAGCTGCTGATATACCGAAAATAAAAGACCATTTAGCGTCACACTATCGGCAGTTTGACCGAACACCTCCGTGGGAAGAGCAAAATAACAAACAATTGGAGTTACTAAAGGCAAAACTTGCCTTAGAATTAGAAATTTTAAACACAGAAAGGATGGTATCGAATGGATAAAGAATTACGAGAGCTATTAGCCGAATTAGAAGCCAAGGAAACTGAAGCACGGGAATTATTAAACAAGAAAGACGTTACCGCAGAAGAGATCAAGGCTAAAACAGAAGAAATTAAGGCTATTAGAGCTAAGGTCGAAGCACACAAAACCTTAGAAGAGTTCAACAACAGAGGTGTTGAACTTACCGGTAAAGGAGGCAAAGGAATGGATGAATTCAAAGACCAGTACAGAAAGGCGTTTCTGAACGCTTTAAGGGGTAAAGCTTCGAGTGATGACTTCAAGATACTTAATACGCTATCCGAAAATAACGACTTAAATGGAGGCTTACTTGTTCCCAAAGATATTCAAACAGCGATAAACCAGTATAAGAGGTCTCTACCACAGCTTGAGTCTTTGATCAACGTTGTGCCAGTAAACACGCTGAGCGGCAGCAGAGTGTTTGAAAAGTTAGACGCAATGACGCCTTTCGCTAACATTACGAATGACACGGCAGATATCACGGACATGGGTAACCCAACGTTTGAAGCTGTTACATACCAGATTAAAAAATACGCTGGCTGGATGCCTGTGCCAAACGACCTACTTAGCGACAGCGACCAGAATATAATTGCTTATTTATCTCGGTGGATAGCGAGAAAGTCCGTTGTTACGAGGAATTCGTTAATCTTAGCGCAACTTAACACTTTACAGAAGACGACGCTTGCCGACTGGAAAGCCATAAAGAAGGCTATAAACATTACATTAGACCCGATGATTGCGGCGGGTGCAACGGTCGTGACGAACCAAGACGGCTTCCAGTACTTAGACACGCTAACGGACGCACAGAACAGACCGCTGATGGTACCGGACGTTACTAACCCGAGCACTTATAGACTGTTTGGAAAACCAATCTTCTTAGTGCCGAATACGGTATTGCCTACGGTAACAGAAAACAATAACAAACTTGCTCCTTTTATAGTTGGTAATTTCGCCGAAGCTGTTACGATGTTCGAGCGGCAGGGTTATCTAATTGCTTCGACTAATATCGGAGGCACAGCATTTAGAACAGACAGAACTGAGATTAGAGTTATTGAACGCGAAGACGTAAAGTTAGTCGACAGCGGAGCAGTAGTTTACGGGCAGATTAACGTAACTTCGGTATTAGCGTAATTGTTTAGGAGGTGCCGTGTTGCTCGAAGAGATAAAGGAGTACTTAAGAGTTGACGGCGAAGACGCAGAAATACCGGGCTTAATAACTGCTGCTGAGACGTATTTAACTAATGCAGGTGTAATGGTAGACGAAACTAACGAGCTGTACAAACTAGCTGTGAAAATGCTGGTTGCTCATTGGTACGAGAACCGACAGCCTGTTGGTAAAGCTGATAAAATTGCCTTCGGCTTAGAAAGCATCATAAGTCAACTTAAGTACTGCGTAGAAACGGAGGAAGCATGAACCCGGGCGACTTACGACACCGTATAATCTTTCAAAGGCTCGTTGAAACGACTAATGAAGTTGGCGAAACAGTGCAAACACTTGAGGACTACGCTACAGTATGGGCAGCGATAGAACCTACAACTGGGCGTGAGTATTACGAAGCGCAAAAGCTACAGCCTGAGCTAACCTATAAAATTACTGTAAGGTATAGAAACGACATAACTCCTGACATGACAATAAAGTTTAAGGATAGGGCATTCCAAATAACGAGCATAATTAACCCAAAAGAACGTAATGAGGTGCTTCAGATAATGTGCACTGAGCAAGTTAAGAGGTCTTAGATATGACGATAGAAGAATATCAAAAAGCCATCAAAGACGTGATACGTAAATATCCCGACCTTGCAGAAGATAAACTACGTAAATTAGGCAATACACTTAAGAAAAAGGCTGTAGCAAAGACACCTTCGAGCGGGGAAGAACACAAACATAAGCTTAAGAGATCATATCACTTAAGTAGAGTTCAACAAGCAGGCGGAACCTTATACCTTGAGTTTTGGAACTCGTCCCCGCATTTTCACTTAATTGAACGAGGACACAGAATAGTTGGCAAAAATGGCGCTCAGTATGGTTTTCAGCCCGGTGTGCACATGGTTGAGCAAAGCGTTGGAGAACTGAACGAAGAAATGCCCGAAGACTTAGAAAAATGGCTCGACGAAGTGTTTAAGGAGTTGAAGTAAATGCTTACCTTAGTTGACGTAAAAGCTGCAATAAACACCTTGTTAAAGGACAAATACGGTTATAAAGTTTATGGTAGAGAAGTAAAGGAGGGTTTTGAAACACCTTCCTTCTTCGTAGAACTATTAGTTGACGGAATGAACGCAGAAAACGTTAACTTTACGTCTAATACGCTAACAGTAATTATTACGTACTTCCAAAGTGAGCCCTCAGACCTTGATAACATCAAAAAATATGACGGCATTAAGGCTTTGTTCATGCCTAAACTCGTGGTTAAAGACCGGCACCTCACAACCAGTAATTTCCGCTATGAATACGCAGACACAGACTTTATGCAGATATACTTTGATCTTAACTACTACGACGGAACTACGAAAGACGAAGGGGATGCACCTTTAATGGAAAAGATTTACCTTAACTTAAAAGGAGGAGAACAATAATGGGTTTACCGAACATTCAAATTATATTTAAGACGCTTGGAATTAGCGCAATACAGCGTGGTGAACGTGGCGTTGTGGCGCTAATTCTAAAAGACGTAGTACCAAGCACTAACCCTATAGTTATGGATGGTGTGGAGGATATACCAGCGACGCTAAGCGCAGCTAATAAAAAGCAAATACAATTGGCTTTTATGGGGTATGTCAACCCGCCGAAACGAGTTATCGCTTACATTTTAGATACTGAAGCTACAAGTTACGCTGACGCGCAGAACTACCTTGAAACTATCAAGTTCAATTACTTAGCTGTGCCTGATATTGGCCCAGCAGATACTGCGGCGTTTGCTACGTGGGTGAAGTCGTGCAGGGATACAAAAGACCTTCGTTTTAAAGCGGTGTTACCACACACAACAGCTGATCATGAAGGAATAATTAACTTTGATACGGATGACATACTAACTGCTGACGGAACTTACACAGCAGCGCAGTATTGCAGCAGAATAGCGGGCATGCTAGCAGGAACACCCTTATACATGAGCGCTACGTTTGCACCTCTACCTGAAGTGCTTGACGTTCCGCACCATACAAAGACGGAGTTTGACGCTCTAATTGACGCTGGGAAACTTGTGCTAATGAATGACGGTGAGAAGGTTAAGATAGCAAGAGCTGTAAACAGCCTTGTAACTACATCACAAGATAAAGGAGCGGACTTTAAGAAGATTAAGATAGTTGACATTATGGATCAGATACATGACGACATTAAAACCACTGCTAACGACAATTATGTAGGTAAATACGCTAACAATTATGATAACAAGTGCTTGCTCATAACGGCTATTAACGCTTATCTCGACGAATTAGCGAACCAGAACCTATTAGAACGAGGGCGCAACAGTGTCGCTATTGACGTTGAAGCCAACAGAATATATTTAGAAAGTCACGGCATTGATACTAGCACTATGAAAGAACAGGACATTAAAGAAGCTAATACTGACGCAAACGTGTTTCTAACTGGCACGCTAAGCATTCTAGACGCCATGGAAGACATAAAACTAACTCTTTACGTGTGAGGAGGGTTGTAAATGGACACTTATAAGCCTGAACAAGTTATAAACGGTACTTGGGGCGAGGTATGGATAAACAACACTTATATGGCAGAAGTCACAGGTCTCCAAGCTACTATTACGCTCACAAAAGAAGACGTGAACATGACAAGGAAACTCGCTAAAGGCTCTAAAGTAACTGGTTACGAAGGCAAAGGAACAATAAAACTGAATAAGGTATCTTCATTCTTCATTAAACTGCTTAACGACGACATGAAAAATGGTCGGCAAACTCCATGTACCATTATTTCTAAGCTTGCCGATCCTGACGCAGCAGGTTCTGAAAGGATAGTAATAAAAGACGCGGTGTTTGACGTGCTCCCGCTCGTAAACTGGGAAGCAAAAAAGAACGGAGAAGAGTCTATCGACTTCACCTTCAGCGACTGGGAAATTTTGGACACAATATGAGGTGGTAGTGTGAATATAGTAGAGAAGCTTTTAAAAATTGACGCTGGCCAGCTGAAAATGCCCGAAAAAGACGTAAAGCTTAAGCTGGGCAAGCTGAAGGGCGAGGAAGTGACATTCCACTGCAAAGGTGTTTCACCAGAGCAGTTCTCAGAAATACAAGAAAACGCTATTGAACTACGCAACGGAGACATACGCAGGATTAACATGTATCAGATGAAGGTTATGACAATTATAGAAGGCGTGCCAGATGTTTTTAAGAATAACGAGCTGCTTGAGCACTTCGGCTGCCCTACACCTAAAGAGTTAGTCGGCAAGTTGCTTTTACCAGGTGAAATTGATGAGCTTTATAAAACGATTAGCGAACTTTCAGGTTATGAAAGCGAGGAAGAAATAAAAAACTAATTGAAACGGATGGGGAGGTACAAGCCGCTTATCTCCTCTTCCGTTACCATAACGTGCTACCGTCAACGTACTATAACTGCAAGGCTGGCGAAAGGCGCATTATACATGCCTTCCTAGAGAAGGAAATTGAGGAACGCAATAAGGCAGGTGATATAACGATTGGCTAAGGTAATCGATGCAGTGCTACAACTAAGGGATGAGTTCAGCGCTACATTAAATAATGCTACAAAGGGTCTTGAAAATACCGCAAAGCAGATGCAGCGCACTGGTAAGAGTATCCAGAACACGGGTAGACAGATAAACAGCGTAGGTAGCACTCTTACTAAGGGCGTCACTTTACCTATTATTGGTGCTGGCGCGGCGTTAACGAAGTTGGCAATGAACTTTGATGACGCATACGATAAGATACGGGTTGGAACTGGAGCAACTGGCGATGCCTTAAAACAGCTCGAAAAGGACTTCACTGCGGTTTATAAGTCTGTCCCTGCTTCGATGGACGATGTTAGCACTGCTATAGCGGACTTAAACACTAGGCTTGGCATATCAGGAGAGCCATTACAGCAGCTCGCTACTCAAATTATTAACTTGAGTAAGATAACGGGCACTGACTTGGCTACAGTTATACAATCTAGCACGAGGATGTTTCAAGACGCAGGCATTAAACAGGAGAAATATGCTGAGGCTTTGGATTATACGTTCAAAGTATCACAGCAAACAGGCATAAGCGTTGATAGGTTGCAGCAGCTAATGGCTCAGTTCGGAGCTCCGTTAAGGCAGCTTGGTTTTGACTGGCAAACGTCGGCAGCTATGCTTGGTAAATTCGAAAAAGAAGGCGTAAACACCGAGCTGGTTGTTGGTAGTTTGAGAATTGCATTAAGCAAAATGGCTAAAGAGAAGATTAAAGACCCTTCTCAGGCTTTAAGTAAGGCCATAAAGATGATTAAGGAAGCTGGAACGGCGGGTAAAGCTAACGCATTAGCATTAGAAATATTTGGAGCACGTGCAGGCGCTGACATGGCGGCAGCTATTAGAGAAGGTAGACTTGACTTAGATGAGTTGCTTACTACTCTAAAAAATAGCCCAGAAACGATTAACAAGGCAGCGGAAGAAACGTATGACTTTCAAGAGAAGTTTACAATGCTTAAAAATCAGATCGCATTGGGGTTGCAGCCAGTAGCTATGAAACTATTCGAAACGATAAACAGTTTAGTGCCGACATTCCAACGCTTTGCGGACACAATAGTTAAAGTAGGCGATAAATTCGCGAGCTTAACACCAGCGCAGCAAGATACAATACTAAAATTAGTGGCGCTAGCTGCTGCAACAGGGCCCGTGCTAAAGGTGTTTGGAAGTGTTGTTGGATCAGTAGGTGGCGTTGTTAGAGGGATGGGTAACTTGGGCAAGAGCATGAAAACTGCTGGAGGTTTAATGAAGTTGGTGCTTTCACCAGCGAATTTAGTCGTGCTCGCCATTGTAGCGGTTGTAGGGGCAATTGTACTTCTAATTAAATATTGGGGGCAGATATCCACATTCTTTAAAAACCTATGGCAGAGTTTCAAGCAGACGCTTGGTATAACAGAGCAGACTGGACAAACATTCGCTAAGGTGTTCGGCGCTATAGGTAACGTTGTTAAAACTGTTATTAGCGCTATGGTTTCGGCGTTTCAGTTCTTAGCTCCCATCATTGGAACTGTGTTTAGCGTAATTATTGGTATTGTTACAGTAGCGGTTAAGACTATAACTAAGCTTATCGGAGGCATCATAGAGGTTATAGGCTCTATAATAAACTTCCTTTCTCCTATAATTACACCTATCGTTGAATTTATCAAAGGGCTCTTGAACGGCGTTATCAATATGGTTAATACAATTATCAGAGCGATGAACAAGCTACATTGGAAAATACCTGAGTGGATACCTATTATGGGTGGTAAAGAGTTTGGCTTTGACATTCAAGAGATACCGACGTTGGCTAAAGGAACTAATTACTTCCCTGGTGGTTACGCTATTGTTGGTGAATATGGGGCTGAGTTGGTGCAGTTACCGAGAGGAAGCAGGGTTATCCCTTCAGCAAAGACTGAGCAGATAATTAATAACAGCAATAGCAGAGCTAGTAACGTTACCATAAACGTTAACAAACTTGCTGATCAGGTTGTTGTAAGAGAGGAAGCAGACATTGATAAAATAGCGGACGCCTTTGTTAACAAGCTTCAGAAGGTAGCGCTTAATTATGGGGGTGCTACATGATGGAATACTGGCTCAGTTTTAATAACAACGCCGAAAGGTTACAGTTGCCTGTGAACCCGCAGGAGTTCCAGCTAACCCAAGGTAATACAAACACCGTCGTTAACGTGTATAACATTGGAGAAATAAACCTTATTGGAAAAGGCAGGTTAGCAGAAATTACGCTTGAGTCGTTCTTCCCAGCGCAAGAATATACCTTTTGTGCGTACACAGGCTTCCCAAGACCTTACGAATGTGTAGCTATGATAGAACGCTGGAGGCAAAGCGGTAAACCAATAAGACTTATAATTACCGAAACCCCTATAAACTTGGCGTGTGCAATAGAAAGCTTCTCCTATAAAGAACAGGACGGCACGGGCGACGTGTACTTTACGCTAGAGCTTAAGGAGTACCGCTTTGTGAATGTGAAGACGGTTGGCACTACAACCGTAGCTACAACGAAGCGTGAAGTGAGTAAGACTATGCCTAAGACTTACGTAGTTAAAGCAGGGGATACATTATGGGAAATAGCAAAACGGTTTACTGGTAACGGGGCAAATTATAAAGCGATAGCAGCAAAGAACAACATAAAAGACCCTAATAAAATTTACCCGGGTCAAAAATTGGTGCTCCCATGAAGGTTCAGCTTATAAGCGATAAGGT